CTCGAAAGGAACGAGACCCCAACCTTCTCCGTTAGCTGTGTTGATACCCACGTCGCAAGCGTTGTAGATCTTGTTAAGGAGCTCATCAGGAGGAGCATCCATATAGTTGATGTTGTTGGTCGTCATAATCATGCGTTCAGCTGGATCAATTCCGTTACGACGCATCTCGGTGTCGAAGATCGCCCTCACATCCCAGCCGAGATCCTTCTCGGACATGTGGAGATACAAGCGGGTATCAGGTTTGTCCTTCGCGAACTTTGCAAAAGCCTTGATAGTCAGATCAATTTGCTTACGCGGTTGGTTGCGGTTTGCGTTCAGGACAATGAACTGATCCTCAGGGATTCGAAGTTGTTTCCGTGCTTCGCTCTTTTCCATGGGGAAGAACTTACCTTCGTCGAGACCGTGGGGAATGACGCCCATCAGTTTCGGCTTAACGCCTTGCCTCATCAGGCGATTCGCCTGTTCGACTGAGAACGTGATTGCGAAATCCCAGTCTTTGACGTATCGAAGCAGAGTACTCACGTAGTACTCCGAATCAATCGGGAAGTAGGCAATGAACTTGAATTTAAGGCTGTCCTTGAGGAGGTGAACCCGCTCCCACACCTGGTTTACAATCCAGATGTCATTCAGGCAAATAATAAAGTCTGGCTTTTCTGCTTCTACGATCTGTGGAAGACGCCCGATACCGAATCGATCGGAAGGGTTTCCTGCAGAGGCGGGGTATACCCTAAAGGGAAGATTATGAGGATCACCGTTGTAATTAATACCGTAAGCAATGATTTCATGGTGTGCTGACAGATGTTCTAGGATACTATGTGTAACACGGGCAAATCCTGTATTCGATAGGATGTCTCCGTACCAGAGAATTTTTGCCATTTGGCGATTAGAATTTTCCTATCACTATAAAGCCAGTTTTTAAAAAGACATGCCGAGTCGTGAGACATTTGCACACCGTAGAAGTTTAAAACTACGTGCTGCAAAAGCAGTAAATTCTGAGAGTGCTGAGCTAGATAGTATATTTACAAGAGCAGCAGATGACTTTCATACGTTCTGTACGATTATGGATAAAGCGCCTGCAGCGCATATGTTGGAGTGGCATAAACACCTGATCACTGGAGAGAGCAACAGATACCTTCTTGATATTGCAGGACCTAATCTTGATATCCTCGCGCCACGAGGAAGTGCGAAATCCACCGTTCTTAATATGTTCACCGCCTGGATTATCGGGCGACACACTACGGCTGGGTTACCGCTTCAGATCATCTATTGCTCGTACAACATCGCCACAGCTATCCCGAAGAGTCGAATCATCAAGCAGATTATTGACTCTTCTACGTTCAAGAAGATTTTCCCCAAAGTCCAGTTGCGGGCAGGGTTGCAGTCAGATATCGGTTGGAGTATCGACTTTGATTACGCAGGCATCAGCCGCGTGGGCGACGAAGAATTCACACTGAGGGCTGCCGGACTGCGAGGCAGTATCACCTCGAAACGTGCTCACCTCGTCATCGTGGATGACCCTATCAAGTCGAGTACGGACATCAAGAACCCGTCGATTAGGGCGGAGATGAACAACAACTGGTCTTCGGTTATCGCCCCGATTATTTTCGAAGGCGGTCGATCGATCTGTCTGGGCACCCGATTCCATCCACTCGATATTCACAAGACGATGTTCATCCCAAGTAAGGGATGGAAACAAGTTCAGCAAGAAGCCCTTACGTATGACGAAGACGGAGAGGCAGTCAGCTACTGGCCTGAGCAGTGGAGTGTCGATTATCTCCAGGGTCAAAAAGAATTAGATCCGGTTGCTTTTGCCTTCCAGTACCAGCAGCAGCCGGTGATGACCTCGGATCTGATCCTCTCGCCAGACCTGTTGGTTAAAGGCGATGTGGTAACTGAGTTCGACAGCTTGGCAGTTGGCATCGACCTCTCAGCGAGTAAGAACGAGACGTCCGACTACACCGCGTTTGTCCTCGGAGGGAAGTTCAAAGACAAGTACTACATCGTCGATGCTCATCAAGTACGGTCCATCGGAAACTTAGAAAAGATCGATCTACTCGCGAAGATGCTCGTGGAGTGGGGGATACTCCAAGAGAATGCCGAAGGGCAATATTTCCCGACATATTCGACATGCACGTTGGTCGTAGAATCCGTTGCCTATCAGGCGTCTCTGGCTGCCGACCTCAGACGAATCATGTTGAATGAGTGGGGTTTGGGGAATCTACATATTCATGAAGTTAAAGGTTTCAGAGGTGACAAAATCTCCCGATTTAGGGGCACACTAGGACTGCTCGAAAACAAGAAGGTGGTCTTCAACCGGTATCGAAAGTTCGATCAACTGTTTGATCAACTGATCAATCTCGGAGCTACCTCGCACGACGATCTTCTTGATGCATACACACACTTGATGTGTTTCCTGCAACGTCGAGGAAACTTCCAAATGGAGTACTGATGAAAGAGTCGTCGTTTCTGATCTTCGTCACTGCCCACAACCCTCTTGCTCGATTCGATGTCCTGCTTGAGACCCTCAGGGGTTATCAAGAGATTCCTGGAGTCAAGGACGTTTTCATCCATATCGACCACGAACACGAAGGAGACAAGACTGCTTTAGAGGAGCTCCTAAAACCAAACGTTGATCTGAACTCGATCAACGTGATCGTTGCCGACAAAAAATACGAAGGTTTCTCACTCACGTGGGCACACAAGGCGTTGCTTAAGGAAGCGATTAAAAATGAGATGTATGACTACTACATATACTCAGAAAACGACATGCTCTTCAAGAGCGAGCATTTTATTTATTGGTACTCCTGGAAAGATCGGCTGAAGAAATTAAATCTGGAACCTGGGTTCTGTCGTTTTGAGGAGTTTGAGGGTAAGACGGTTCCCTTTGACAACCACAGAGTTATCGAGTTGAACGCACCTACGAGAAAGGTCTGGGGTGATATTGACTTTGTATCTCAGTCAGTGTTGACGCCGAATGATTCGGTTGCGGGGTTTGTGACACTCAGCAATCCGTACATGGGCATGATGATCCTTGATCAGGAGATGGCAAATCTGTATGTCGATTCTCCTAGTTCAGATCCTGTAAAAAGTTTTGAAAGAGTCCAGCATCGTTGTTGGCCGATCGCCGACAGAAGTTCTTTACCAGTTGTTATTGACAAAGGCAAACTACAAATACCTCCTTACGCTCTGCTGGAACATCTTGATACAAAGTACAGCGTTGAACTCAGTGAGAAGCTAGGGTCCGTCTTGGATGTCTCGGAAATTTTTGGATTCCGTACTAACTGAGTTTGAAAGACGAGTGCAACTCGCAGCTACCTCACAACCTCGAATGGCAGAAGATCTCGGCAACGATCCCAATCACTACACCTCTGGTTCTATTGAGACCATTGACTATTTAGAGTCGGTTCTCACAGAGGAAGAGTTCCGTGGGTTCTGTAAGGGAAACGTTCTTAAATACGTTTCTCGTGAAAGACTCAAGAACGGTAATCAGGATCTTGAGAAAGCTGCTTGGTATTTAAATCGACTGACGAGTAAAAAGAGCTAGGATTGATTTAAACAGTTTTTCGTAATGGATATCCGAGCATTCGGCTCTACATACGGGCAGCAGAACTCATTGCCTATGGCAAGCGGATTTCTGTGGTCCCCTGCGGATGGAGAAAAAAGATTTTCTACATGTCGTTGTGTCTTTATTGAAGCTAAGGCTTCTTCTGGTAAAGACGACGTTTACGTCGAGTTCAACGATGGACCTGGGCAATATATTCACGTAGAAAATTTAGTGGGTGATCAAAAACTAGAATGGGGTTTGACTGCCATTAGTGGTGGGTCTATTCAAGGTGCCATCGTTCTCTTCTAAGTAAATGAATCCTTACGACCGCGCTGCTTTCGGTTTTTCTCAAGCGTATGACATGAACATGCGGGCTGCTGACGAGCAGCGCCGTGTCAATCGTCCCTCCACAGAAGCTTTTACACAAGAACTTGAGGATGAGCGCACAGATCTGAACTACTCTCCGAACCCTGAAAACCCTGCTCAACCGTCTGAGCAGTACAACGACGACGCACCTGAACCCACTGAAAACTCAGTGATCAGAGCTCGTGCCAAGGTCGCGAAATATTTAGCAGATCGCGGCTAGTATGTTGGCAGTTAAATCTGTCAGATGCTGATTGACGCATTTACATATTTCAACGAGAAAGAACTTTTAGAGCTCCGTATCCGTACTCTTGAGAACCACGTCGACGGGTTCCTTATTACTGATGCGAACCGCACCCACCGAGGTGAGAATAAGGAATTCACGTGTTTAGACACGATTCGCGAGCTCGGTCTACCTGAAGAGAAGATCCAAGTTCTCCACGTAGAACTTCCGACTTACGAAGAGGCACCAGATCCATGGATCCGTGAGCGTGGTCAGCGTGACGCTCTTGGAGTTGGTCTGCATATGATGCCTGACGACACTGTATTTATTTGCAGTGATTGTGATGAAATCGCGAATCCCTCGAAGTTCCCTGAGCTTCTTGAGTTAGTCGAGGAAGAAAACGACAAGATCGTCCGGCTCAGCATGAGCATGCACTACGGACGTGCCGATCGTCAACTGGTCTCGCCAAAAGGTGAGCTTTTCGATTGGAGGTGTGGGGTTGTATCCACTGTCGAAAAACTTAAAGCGTTCGGAACCTTGTCTTCGATGAGGGCTTCAACCGACAATCGTTACTTCGGCACTCGTGATGCAGGTTGGCATTTGTCCTGGATGGGCGATGCTGACAAACGGAAGCTCAAGCTACGTTCAATTGCTGAGTATTACATTTGGGACAAACCTGAAGTACAGAAACTCTGTGACGACTTTGTACCAGAAGAAGGTAAAACGGACATGCTTGGGCGAGAAGACCATCTGTTGACTTCATACCCCGTTGAAGATTTGCCTGAGGAAGCAGTTAAACTGGAAAGAGTAAAAAGTTATCTTCTTCCCGATGGCTGACAAAATGCCTCCCGAGCTTCTGGAGAAGTTCAAGAAAAAGAATGAGGAGAAGGAAGCTTCTGAAAAGGGTGATTCAGAGAGCAAAAAGGAAGTTCGCGAACGTGCTCTTGCTAAAGCTCGTAAAGCGAAGGCTAAAAGCTCTAAAAAATGAGCCCTGAAAGGTACAATTTATCCCGTGCGTATAGATGTCTAGTTCTTCTGAGACTCGAACCCGATTTAATGAGATCTTAGAGGCGTCACGCACTCAAGATCGAAGCAGCCAATCGTCCACGATGGTTGTTTTGAGTCATTTACAGCAGATGACTCTTCTTATGATCATGAAGGGTCTCGCTTTTTACTGCGATCAGGATACTTTTAAAGGACGTACTAAGTTTCTGCACGAGATTATTGCTCTAAACAGGCTTGATATCCGTTTTCCAG